GGGAGGAGTCCATGGAGAGTTTTCTACACTCACCATGGACTCCAGGGTGCCGACCCCCACTTAGCGTTGAACGCTAAGTGTACTTTCGGTCCCTGCTACGCTCAGATGCGTTTCAAAAATGTTAACGTTAAGATAACAGGCATTTCCTCCTGTTCTTAACTAAACGTGGAAACCATCGGGCTAGACAGGGCTAGAGTTCCCATAACTCTAGGAAAGTAGGCCACTGTTACGTATTGCTACGTTTAAGGTATTGCTACCCGGCATACTTATAAACTAGAACCTTTAGTCAGAGTCTTGTAAAAGACCAAAGAATCCTAGTCCCCTGGGTACCTCAGCTAGTCGCATGAGGACCACCCGACTTAGGTAACAGTAGAACGGAACGTGCCAGAGTGACGATACCACCGCCGTAGTAATTTAGACTCAACAGAGGGTGATCGATCGATCACGACTCGAGTCTGAAAATTACGCGGAAGCGGTAAAGCCCCAAGCTCAGTCTCGATTTCTCGGACTGAAGCCCAAAGCTCCTCAAGACCTTCCCAAGTCAGGGAAGAGATTGAGAGCTCCTCTAGTTTGTTTCGGAAGTCCCGGACCATTATGACCGAATCCAAGTAGGCCTCTCGGTATACTGTCTCATTCAAGGAATCTACTATCGAAGACGGAGTCTCCGGGTTCAGACCTTGGTGCACAGAAGACCGATCAGCCCCACGAGGATGCGTACCATAATGCTCACGGTCCCGGTACACGGTTCCCAACTTCTTAGCAAGGACGATTAACGGAGTTAATGAGTCCAAGTAAGTAAGGATGAGTTTAATCTCACCCTCGAAGAACCGTGACACGAGACCAGCCACCCGCTCATCTGCGGTTTTATAAAGAGCAGTCACCGACTTCATCGGCAACCACCCTCGTAGACCTGCATATGCTGGGCTGCCTGGACCATGGAAAGCGAGTATGTAATTACGTAAACGCTTAGGCATAGAAAAGAGACGCTTAGAAGCGGAAGCTTTCGCTTTATAACCGTACCCAAGGACAGACAATGTCTGGCCAAAGGTTAGGGAATATTTGCGAACAAGCTCAAGCAGACCAGCTAAACTTAGCCGACCTGCTACGAACTCCGCGAACGGAACCATTGAAACGTCTATTCCATCAAGGAATGTCCGCTTCGCAAACTCCATCGCGCGACCGTTGCGAGACTCGAGGGACTTATGTCCCCCGATCTCAACTCCTAATGCCCCCATTATGACTAAGTATTTAGCAGCCACACACGCGTTCGCCATGACTACGTCATCTCCTAAGATGGCGTAGCCCCCGAACCATGGGTTCTTGATGGAGATAACTCCAGCCAGGAACGCAGCCCACTGCACGATAGCGTGGTGGACCAGTGCTAACATAGCCCATGACGATAGCGCACCCATTGGTTGCCCCGTCGAATAGATAACCTTACCGTCTTTAGAGAGAGGTTGGGCCAGTTGGCCTTTTCCAAACTTAATCGACTTCGGGCATCTATATGAACGAGACACCAATAGAGACGCCCACAGGTCTGCCCCCCAAGGTGTTAAAATGGGAGACAGAAGTACCTTTTGGAGTACAATAGGAATCCGATCCGTAGCCGCCGAAAGATCGAATGAGAAAAGACCTGGTAGACGACCGTCAGACAAACGGTTCGCCTCCTGCCATGATCTCAGACGGGCAATAGGTGCTTGCTGATCGAAAGTCCCATCCTGTGGTATCTTCCGCAACAGTTTGAAGATAGCATCAGAAAATGCCTTCATCAACCATTGCGTCCATGGATCTACCATAGCAAAGACCCTAACCTTACCCGCCGCCTCCTCTTTAAAACCTAGTTTCCCCAACCAACCCGTAGCCGAGAACATCGAACCCGGACGGTACTCCCCAGTACCACTCGAGATCTCAGTCCAAAGCTCCGAGCCCCACTCTCTCATCCGGTTAAGCACCCATATGTTTCCAGTCATCTCACACCAACTTTTCAAGGTTGGATAGAGGGGAGACTGTAGCCATGTGTATGCAGAAGCCAGAATTGAGGCGGGAGCGGTACTTTGAGCGGAATCGCTCGCAGTAGTCTTCTCAGTCGAAGGACTAGTCTTAGAAATAAGGCGAGGGAAGGCTCTGAGCCTCTTCATGAAATCCAAGGGACCTGACTCTCCTTCTGAATCTAATGCATCAGTTACTGAACCCTTGGTAGGGAACAGCTCCTTGACAATAGGCCAGAAGACCAGCTTCACATATTGACTAAATATGGGAAGAAGAGAGAGGTCCATCGTACTAGGATCAGTGATGGTACTGAGTTTAACCTTTCCAGGGAATGACAGAACCCGGTATATACCGAATAATGTCATCCAGAAACGGATAACCCAGATATCACCTTTCCGAATACGAGCCCGATGAAGGGCAGGGATAACACGAGGAAGCCCACCACGAGAACGCGCGACCCGACACCCAAAAGGCGTCAGGTCCGTAAGCCGCTGACCTCCTATCGCCTGTTGCAAGAGAGAAGTACAAGCTTTTAGGTAAATTACCAAAAACTTAATACCCCCTTTTACATACAGACGATGGAAGGCACTGACAGTGGTTATCACCACCTTGACTACTGAAAGGTTCACTCCACGCCCCAGCAACGACACACATCCAAGGATATGTGGAATTGCCGGTCGCCCAAGTTTTACCTTGAGCATGGCACCTAAGGACACATAGGATTGTAGCAGTCGAGAATACGTCCGACTAGGCGTTCGCTTAGTTGTATTTATTGTCACCGTTACATCAAATGCTCTACTTAGGACTTCGGTTTCCTCTTGCGAGGGCCGCAGCCAGCCTTGGAAGGCTTTGGTGAGAATACCAATCAGGCTTCAAGTGGCTAATCCACCGATACCGAGTTTGACCCCGGTAGCGTCAAATTACAAGCCCTAGATCTCTTTAGACTGGGAATGCCCCAAACCGGCTGGACTAATCGGTCATTAACCGCCTCCAGATCACCTTGGGTGTTACCTTTCGGTAAGAGCTTATTCGGCTACATCCATATCTATTAAGACCCAGAACTCTTGGATCGGGGTTCACCCTAAACGGTTACCATGTGCAATCTTTTGAACAGCACAACGGTCCGCACTTCCACAATTCTAACTACCAATTCGCAATCCGATAACCAGACCCATCAAGGGAAAGGTCTCTCAGATCCAGATAATATCTGTTGCTATCTCCCTAAGTATGGCGACCTCCACTCGACCTGACAGACGCAAGTCGTAGAGGACATATTCCTCCAGGTGACAAGGGGTGTGAGCCCCGCCACGCTGTTCCCCAGCGAAAGGGGTGAGTCAGCCTATCCCATACGAGCCTACGCCCGTCCAAATGGACGCTGTGGGGAGACATCCCCTCTCAGATGCATGGTAAATGAACCACACATTCGAAA